GCCAATGCGCAGGGCATGGCCCGCCACCGGCGTCATCTGATTTTGCGCCGTGGCCGCTTCCTGGAGCGACATGGTAGGCGAGCCCGAGAAGGGCGCGATACGCTGGCCAGACGCCGCCAGCTCCGCCCGGCGCTCCATCTGATCGGTGAAGGCCTTGGCGCCGTCCTTGCCGAACGCCAGCTCCAGCTTGCCCTTGATCCCCTGTTGGCCGAAGGCGCCGCCCTTCAGGCCGCCGCGCCCCCACAGGTCCACCACGTCCGAAGCCAGGGCCGCCCGCGCCGCATCCTGTTCCGCCGAGCCCTCTTTCAGGCGTCCCCAGGCCTTGCCGAAATCCGTCACCGTGCCGCGCGTCAGCTTGCCCTTGAAGCCATTGAAGGCATCGTTCAGCCGCAGGTAATCGCCGCTGATATCCATGGCGTTGCGCAGTTTGCCGCCGTAGGGGCCATTCGTCAGCGCGTCGGAAAAATCCTTCGACCACGTGGCGATTTCCTCGTTTTTCACGCCCGCCTTGCCGCTCCGGACCGGCTTTCCGAACTCCCACTTCACCATGGCGTTGCCGCGCCGCCGGATACGGTCCAGCGCCTCGCCGGTGAACGACTTCTGATAGGCAGGTTCATACTGAGGGGCGGGCGCGCCATAGTCATCCGGCGGCGGGACGTCGCCAGGGTCCAGGCTCCGGTATTCGTCCTGATTGCCAATCTCATCCTGATTGCGGCGCCACTCCTCCAGGTGCCGCGCGTCGGCCTCCTGCGCATCCCAAAAGGTTTGATCGGAGTCTTTCTGCGCCTGGAATTTTTGATCGGCGTTCAGGCGGTTTTTCTGTTCCGCCGCTTGCCGCGCCTCATACCGCTGTTGCGCCGCCGGGTCCGCCTCACGCGCATAGAGCTTGCTCCGGCCCGCCGCATCGTCCTCCAGGAGCTGCCATAGGCGCTCGTCACTCGGGATATTGTCGCCCAGGTAACCGCCTTCCTGGAGCGCGATCCCGATATCGTGCATATGCGCCCCGCCGGGCCGGGCGCCCAACCGCAGGCCCGCCTGCGTCTTCTCGCCCTCCAGTAGCGGACTAATCCCCAGGCCGCGCGCCCGCAGGTAACTCAAGGCCGAATAGCCGCGCGAGGGCGCCTCCGCCGGACCCCGGGGCACTTTCACGTCCCCGCCCTCGCTCGTCCAATCGCTCACGAAGCCGTCGTTTGTGGTCGGCGTGCGCGTCGCATGAAGGTCCGGCGCCACCATGGCCGTGTCGCCGCCGCCAAGCATGGCCGTGGCCTGCGACCGCGGAACCTCGATATGCGACACGCCCCCGCCGTTGCGCGCCGCATAGGCCGCGGCCCGCTCATAGTCCGGCGTGTACCAAACCGCGCCGCCCTTGCCGCTGGCGCCCTGCGCCGCGTCATAAGGGCTTTCGCCCCGGTAGAGCCGGACGGTCGGATCGTATTCCGGGACCTTGGGCGGCGGCGCCCCGGGATCAATCAGCTCGTGGCCCACCGGCGGCGCGTCCATCGGATGCACTTCATCCCCGACCGCCGGAACCTCGACTTGGCCGAGCGTCAGGCCCTCCGCAGGCCGCCCGATGTTCAGCGCCCGGCGCCGCACGCCCGCCGCCTGTTTCTGGCCTTCCGGCGTGGCCAGCATCCGGTTGATTTCCGGGTCCTCCACACCGCCCTGCGTCGCATCGTAATAGTCCTGGAAAGCAGGCCCGGCTTTCTTTCGCCCGGCCTCGACCATGGCCTCCACGTCGCCCTGCGCCGCCCGCGGATCAACGCCCAGGTTTTGCTGGAATTCGTCCATGATCGCTTCCGGCTGGCTGATCGTGCGCGCCCGCACCTGAGCCCGGATATTGTCCCCCGTGGTTCCCGACCGCCGCGCGTTCGCCGCCAGCATGTTTTGACCCGTGGAGCCCGCCGCCTCCGCCGCCGACTGATCCAGGCCCGCATAGGGCGCGATCTTCGCCGGGAGGTTTTGCGTGGTCAGCCCGGCGTCCGCCAGGGTTTGCCCCACCGCCTTGCGGGCCGCGATCATATCCGCAGGGCTCACCGATCCCGGCGGCGGCTTAGGCCGGATCGCCTTCAGCACCGCGCCGGTGGCGTCGCTCGCCACGCCGCCAGCCATCTTCAGCGCGCCGATCACCGGGGGCGCCAGCCCGGCCAGCACCCCGCCCATAACCGTGCCCTGATCGCCTTCGCGCTGCATCGCCTCCGTCCGGGTGCCCGGACTGTCATCGTCCAGCAGGCCCAGGGCGCCGCCGACCGCGCGCCCGGCCAGCGACCCCTTCACGATATCGCCGCCGTACTTCAGCAGGCCGGGCTTGATGTTCCGTTCGGCCAGCGTCTTGACCGCCCCCAGGGCCTGCTCCGTTTTCGACACCCCAGGGATTTTGCTTATCAGGCCGCTCGCCGCGTCCAGGCCCTGCTTCACCGGCCCGGTGTCGGCCAGCAGCGTGCCCCCGGCGCCAAGCGCCTTCCCAGCCCCCGCCATGGCCGCAATCTCGCCGTAGCCGGAACTCCAGGGGTTCGCCTTGACGAGTCGGTTTTCCTCCGCGTTCACCACGTCGCGGCCCGCCCGGTAAATCGCCCCGGAGTCCACTGTCGGCTGGCCAGCGATGCGCCGCACCACGTTGGCGCCCATGTTCCCGAGCGCGTTTTCGCCGCCGATGATCTTACCCAGGATCGGCGCGTCTATGCCCGCCGCGAAGCTGTTGAACTTGCCCAGCAGACCGCCGGTGTCAGCTTGTCCGACCCGCACTTTTTCCTTGGCCAACTCCGTCGCATAATCAGAGTCGGAACCCGATGCAGCCGCGGGCGCTGGAGCCGCCGATTTCTGATCCAGCGTCGCGGCATAGCCGGTCGCTTCCTCAGGACTATCGGCCTGGATATGGGCGACCCGCCCGTCCGACATTTTGAAATGGTAGACCGCCATTAATCGTAGCCCAGCAGCACCGGACCCTTTTTCGCGCTTTTCGCCTTCAGGGCCGCGTTCGCCGCCGCCCGCGGATCAACGGGCGCCGGAGCTGGCGCCGCCTGAGCCCCGCCGCCCGCCGCCCAGGTCGCCCCGGCGCCTTTCTTTTGCGTGTAGACCTTGCCGTCCGGCCCGGTGAAGAACGCGCCCTCCGGCACGTCCGCCGGATTGATCGTGCGCAGATCAATCGGGTTCGACGGGTGAATCCCCGGCGTGTGGCGGATCAAGGCCTGCCTCGACAGCTCGATTTCCCGTTGGAGCTGATCGCGGGATTGCCGGGTGTCCAGCACCGCATCGGTGCTTTCCAGCCGCTGGCCTTCGGTGTCGCTCATGTTGCCGAAGCCCGTCGAGCCCGTGGGCGACATGGCTTTCAGCTTCGCCATGTTGCGCAGCACCGTGTTGGCCCGCACTGGCAACAGCTCCTTGTTCAGGTCGTAGCCGGACGTCCCGCCGATCCCCTTGAACGGTGACCAGGACGGCGCCCCTTCGCCACTTTCCACGCCGCCCCAAAACCCCGTCGCCCCCGGTCGCTCCGTCATTGGCCCGGCCCGATCCAGCCGCTGGAGGCCTTGCTGATTGTCGGCGAAATCCGTCGCGCGGGCTTGCTTCTGCGCCAGATATTCCTCCGGCGAGCTGAAGCCCTTGCCGTTGTAAACGCCCGTGGCGCCGTTGCCGAGGTCGTATTCGTGGCCCGTGATATAGGGTTGCGCACCGCCAGGAGCAGGCATCCGTTCCTCCTAGAACACGCGGCCCGTCGCCACCGGGCGCGGGACACCGGGCTTCGGCGGCGCCCGGCCTACCCGCGGCGCCAGCGGCTTCCCAGCCCGCTCCGCCGCCGACTTCTCTTGCGTCGCCGCCATGTAATTCGGGTTCGGAACCCAATTCTGCGGATTGTTCGCGTCGGTCCCCGGCTTCAGGATCAACGGCCCGGGCGCCTTCGGCGTCCCGGCGATGACCTGACGCGCCGTCCCGGCGTCCGGATCGAAAGCCGCCACCCCGCCGTTCGACGTACTCACCGACGTAAAGTTGCGCCCCACGCCCTTTTTCAGCGCCAGCAGCGTCGCCGGGTCCAGGTTCTCGCCCATGGCCTGCATGTAGCCGCGGGCGTTGAAGCCCTCCGGCCCGTAGTTGTCGCGCAGCGCCTGAGCCCCGGCGATAGCGTTCCGCTTCGCCGTCATCCGGTCGTCTTCCTCCTGCGCCATCTTCCGCTGATTTTGCAGGTAGGTGGCGGCGCCACCGCTATCCCCGCCTAACGCTTGCCCCGCCGCGAACAGGCGATCCCCAAACGTCAAGCCGCGGGAATCCGGGTCCTGGAGCTTCGACAACAGGCCGCCCGTCGTTTGGCCGGTCGGCGTGAAGGACGGCATGGTGTGGATAGCGCCCGGGTCAGTTTGCGGCGCGAGCTGGAGGCTGGCGGGCGTCTCCGCCGATTGCACCGGATTCGTCAGCCCGGCGCTCATCGTCGCGCCCGGCTGTTGCGCCATCACCGGCGTCGCGCCGTGAATGAAATTGTTTACCCCCCCGCCGAGGCTCGCCAACAGGCCGCCGGGCGCAGCGGCGCCCGACGCACCGCCGAACAGACTCGAAAGACTATCCAGGAAGCCCATCGGCCAACCTCCCATAATCCACCCGCAGATATCCGCCCGCGCCCTTCAGGACCGCCTCCGGATCGCTCTTGGCCACTTCCTGCGCAATCACCCCGAACACCCGCCGCAACGGCTCCCACAGATAGGCGAAGGTCACCCAGCGGCGGCCCCGCGCATCCCAGCCGACCGTTTTCACGTCGCGCTTCAGCCGCCGGTCGGAAAACAGGATCGCCGCGGTTTCCGCCATTTTCGCCACGTCGCCCAGCGGGTCCGAAGTCCTGGACGTGCTGGAGCCGGTGGAGGAGGTGTTCCCCGTGCTGTTCACCGTATGGCCGATATAGTCCGCGGGGTTCAGGCCCTGGAGCAGGCTTCCGGCCTGTTGCGCGAAGGTGATCGGATATTGCTTCTGCGCGTTCTCCTGCGCCGTTTGCGTCGCGCCCAGGTCACTGAGCAGGCCCAGGTTCGCCCGCGCATCCGTTCCGGCGGCGGTCCCCAGGGCGCCGTACTGCGCCGCCTTCTGGAGCTGCGCCGCCTGATTGGATTCCGCCACCTGATTGGCCGCCGCGGCATTGGCCAGACTGACTTGCTGGCGCCGCCCGGTGTCGGCCTCCGCCAGCCCCGTGGCCTGCCCATACATATCGTTCAGGAGGCCGCCTTCCGTCGCCGCCCGGCCCCGGGCGAGCTGGCCTTCGGTGTTCGCCTCCTGGATACCGTAGCGGGACCCTTGGAAGGCCTGATTTTTCGCCGCCGCCGCGGCCTGCGCCGCCCGCGTGACCCCAGACTGTTGGTCATAGTCCGCCAGGACCGGGTTCAGCACCTGAGACTTGAACGGGTTGTAGTATTGATCCAGCCCGTTATCCAAAATCCCCGCGGCGGAGGCGTTGGTGGCCGTCACCGGCGAGACGCCCGCCAGGGCGTCCCCCGCCTGTTGATAATAGGGACTCTGCGTCGTGATCCCCGGCGCCTGCGCAAAGGCCTGTTGCTGGAGCGCCGACGTCCCCGGCGTGTAAGCGCCGGGACCTTGCCCAATCAGGCCGCTGATATTCCCGGCCACGGCCTGCGCTGGCTTGGCGATCCAATCCGGCACGTTGGGCGTGGATATCGCCGTGGAGGCCGTCGTGCCGCTGCTTTGCGTCGTGCCGCTTTGTTTCTTATCGGTGAAACCCATGGCCTAGAGCGCCTTGTGCAGGGTCACCGACCACAGCTCGTAGCCTTGCCCCTCCAGCACCCGTTTCCAGGCCGGACGCCCCTCGATCAACATGGCGGTGCAGCCCATCATCCGGGCCAACGCCTCGACCCCCGGCGCCATCCGTAACAGCTCATCGACGTCGCCCACCGCCCACAGCACTTGGAAAATCCGCGCCTCCCCCGGATACACCTCGATCTGGCCAACCATGGCGCTCTCGGCGCCCGGGAAGAAGAACGCGCGGCGGTGCGCGATCTTTTGCTCCAGGTCTTCAATCGTCCAGAATCCGGCCCGCATCCCCTCCGCAAACTTGTCCCGGAACCGCGCCCACTGTGACAGCAGCGGATCGACCGACTGCGCCAGCCGGATCAATTCTGCGCCGTCATCGGGCGCCGTCACCGGCATATCGTCAGGCTCGCTCATGGCGCCGTTGTCCATGCGATGGGCGGCCATGTCACCGACCCCCTATCGTGGAGACGTCGAACTGCGGCGCGCCGCCCCGCGCGTAGCAGGGCGCCGAGGCGAAATCCAAGCGCACCCGAACGATGCGCGCGGCCAGCCGGAACGACTTCTGAAGGATACCCGGGACCAGCGCGATGGGGCCGAAAGACCGCTCCGTCCCTTGCGGATATTCCCGCTTGAAAAACGTGAGCTGGATAACCCCCACCTGATTTTTGAAATCCGGCCACAGGCCGTTGACCATGAGCCCGGCTTCGCCGTTGCCCATGTAGAAATCCGTGGTTTCCAGGAAGCCGGTCAGCACGCCGCCATCGGCGCTTTGGCCCTTCTCATGCCAGTAGCTGGAGCCGTCCGGCGAAATCCCGATAGGATTCGGCGCCGGTCCGGCGTCCACAAAGGCCGAGCGCGCAATCAGGTCCGGATACCACCCGCCGCCGCCCACCGTGATCGTGCGGCTGTTTTCCAGCCCGTCGCGGGCGTCCGGATAGAACCAGCTCACCTCCCCAAAGGCCGACACCGAGCCGCCGACGATCTTGTCATCTTGGCCCTGCGAAATGTTATCCACGAACATGGTCCGGATCGGGCAATCCATCATCACCGGCGCCGCGCCCAGGGTGTAGCTCCAGAGCTGGCGGTCAGGCGCGATCCAGGCCGCATTTTGCGACTTTATCACCGGCGCGTTCGGGCCAATCGCCCCGCAATTCGAGCCCACCCGCTCAAAGCGCCACGTCTGGCCAGGGTCCCCGATGAAGGTGCCCAGGAACAGGCTCACCGACGTCCACACCAAGACGTACTCACCGATCACCCGGGCGCAGACGATCCGCCCGCCGCTTTCCAGAATCCACTCCCCGGCGTTGTTCGCCGACGTCTCCGTCCAATCGGTCGGGTCCTCGATATCGCTCCAGCGGATGCACAGCGGATTGAACACCCCGCCCACCGACTGATTGCAGCCGAACGCCAGCACTTGCCGCGAGGGCGTGGTCAGCATGAAGGTCACCCGCGCAGGCGCCCCGGCCAGCGGCAGGGCCAGCGGATCGCCCGGCGTGTATTGAAAAATCGTCTGGCCTCGCGGATTGGCCATGAGGTCGCCGCCGTAGGCCGCGAGGCTCCAGGTCAGCGGGAAATAGTCCGCCGTGGAGGGCTCACTGTAGTTGCCGACCCCGAAGGCGCCGGTGCCGAAACCCGCCCCGCCGGTGCCGTCGATCTGGCCAGCCACGAAGGCCGCGGGCGTAATGTCGGCGAAGGTCCCCGATTGCCAGTATTTCAGGCCGTTGTGCAGGCCGAACGCGACCGAGGTGATTTCCTGTTGATCCTGCCAGCCGAACACCGTCCGGCAGACCCCGCCCAGGTTGTCCAAGAGGAAGCGTTCGAAGCCGCCCTTGATCTGCCAGCTCCCCTCCCAGAACCGCACCCAGGAGCCGCGGCGCCAGCGGCCCGGCGCGGCGAACACCGTGTCATCCGAAACCATCCCGGTCGGCAGCGTGAAAGGCATGTTCGGCATGGCCGCGCGCCCTAATTGACGTACAGGACGATGACGAGGGCAGGCCCGGCCTGGATACCGACCACGCTCCCGCCCGCCGCGCCGCACCCCGCACCCACACCCGCCGGTGAATTCGATCCGCCGCCGCCCAGGCCGCCGCGCCCGCCGATAAACGGCAGGTTGGCCGGAGCGCCAGAGCCGCCGGAATTGGCCGCTTGATGCAGGCCGCCGGGACCGCCGCCGGTGCCGCCGCCGGGCAGGCCGTCAAAGGCGCCCGCGCCAGGAGCCGCCGAACCGTTGAGGTTCACGTCGCCGCCGGTGGCCACGCCCGGCGTCGGCGCCGCGCCGCCCTGCGCCGATCCGGCGCTGGCCACAGAGCCATCCGGGAAGGTGATCGTGGTCGCCCCCGGAACGCCCGTGTAGACCGGCACCACCAGCGTCACCGTCTGGCCAGCCGCCAGGAACCGGGTCACCTCGACATAGCCCGCGCTGGCTTGCCCAGGGTCCGTCGAGCCCCCGCAATTGCCGCCGACCCCCCAGGCCACGAATTTCCAGAAGCCGTCCCGCGGCACCGTCAGCACGTAGGTTCCGGCGGAGTAGTTGGCGACGAAATTGAACGCCCCGGCCACGGGCTTTTTGCCGCCGAGCGATTGGCCCAGGAAACCGGCCAGATGATCGCCCGCGTTCAGCATCTCAGTAGGCGCCGCCCTCGCAGCGCACGATCAAGGCGGTTTGCGCCTTCGACACCGCGACGTTCAGGCCTTCGTTCGGACCAAGGTAGAGCGGGTTCGCTTCGCTGAAGCCGAAATCCAGCGGCGGGATCGCCGCGAGGTTCCCGGCGGCAATCGCCACCACCGGCACGGCGATGGAGCGGATATGCCGGTTGTTCACCCCATCGAAGGCGTACAGCTCGCAATCCGAGGTCACCGTCGTCGCCGCCGGGACCGCCTGGATTTTCGTGATCCGCGCCCCGTTCGGCTGGCCCGCCAGCAGCGCCACGGTGTTGCCCGGCGTGGTGTAGTCGCCCACCCCCGCCGCGCCCAGCTTACAGGCGCCGGTGATCGGGCTTTGCGGCGTCACGATGGAGTTGGATTGAGCGGGCGCAGGCATGGTCGCATCCCAATAGGCGCCGCCTTCGGCGCGGACGAGCAGGGCGGCCTGGACCGCGGAAACCCCCATCGCCAGCGCCTCGCCCGGCGCCAGGAACAGCGGGAAGGAATCGCTGAAGCCGAAGTCCAGCGGGTCAATCGCCAGGACGTTGTTCGCGGGCACGTTCAGCAGCGGCACGGCCAGCACCCGCAGCAGCCGGAACACCCCGGCCTTGACCCCGTAAAGCTGGCAATCGGACGCCACCCGCGCGCCGCTCCCCAGGCACGCCCACACCCGCGTCAGCCGGGCGCCGCCCGCCTGCGCCGCCAGCACCGTCTTAGTGGAGGTCGGCACGTCGTAATTGGTGTTCGCCGCGATAGGGCCGAACGTGGAGCCGGTGCCGGTGACGATTGCCTGAGGCGTGACGATCTTGTTCGGTGCGCCTGCCATTCCGACCCCCTAGAGCGACACGGCCATGGCCACGGCGTAGGCCAGGGCCTGCGTCGCCGCGTTCACCTGGAGTTGCGCCAGCGTGGCGCCCAGGCCCTGGACGTCCGATTGCGCGATGAAATCCGGAACCCAGGCTTCAGCGGGCGGCGCGCCGATCATACGAACGATCAAGGCCTTGCCGGTTTGGCCCGCGGCGGGCGGCAGGAGCTGGGTTCCCGCGTTGATCGCCGCGTTGACGTAGTCGATGACCGCCTGATCGCCGTCCCCGATGAATTGGCGCAGCGTCTTGTTCGACAGGTAGATTTGGAACACCGACCCGGAACCGTCGCCGAACACCGGCCCCATGTCCCCGAACTGGAAAACGCCGTTGATCGCGCCGCCCATGGAAATCGACACCGGCCCAACGGCGTTATTGCGGATGAAATAGCCCTTCGGCACCGAGGGCACCGTGACCACGCCACCGGTGCCGCCGGTGATATCCAGGAAGGCCATCCGGGCTTCATCGGTGGCGCCCAGGGCCGAGGTCAGCACCTTGGCCCCGGACAGGGTGAAGGCGAGGCGGCCAGCAATCGCGTCATCCACGAGCTGGAAGACGCCGTTATTCAGGATCACGCCCCAGGTGTTATTATTTTCCCCGGTGGCCTGGAGCGTGAAGCGGGCGCGGCTGGAATAGCTGGAGGGCATTAGACAGGTCCCCCGAGAGTCACGGTCAGCCAATTCACCCCGTCCGACACCACCAGGGCATGGACGTCGGGAACCACGGCCAGACAGCCCCGCCAATCGGCGGGCGGCGGAAGGTCGGCCTTGTCCGCCGCGTACACCTCCGTCGGCGCCGTGGGATGCGCGGCCACGAAATAGGATTGCAGGCGCAGGGCGAACCGCTGCGCCCAGGGCGGCGCCGAAGGCTCCAGCAGCACGCCGGGCGGCGCTTGGCGGAACTTCACCATGCCGCCCTCACGTGGCCCGTGCCGATCCGCCGGTTATGTTCGCTGCGCAGCCGCGAATAGGCCTCCGCCTCCTGCGCCGAAGCCTGTTGAATCCGCGGGTCCTGCGCCGTGGCCGAGAGGAAATCCCGGTACAGCCGCAGCTTCGCGCGGGCGACGATCAAGTCCTGCCCTTCATTCGTCCAGACGTTGGCGGAGGTGTCGTTGGCGTAGTCGAGCGCAGGCGAGACGTCGGCCACATAGCGCAGCTTCACCGGCCACACCTGAGCCGGTTGCGGCCACAGGTAGAGGTCGCTCTGAAGGACCGCGATATCCTGAGGCTGGGAATTGGAAATCGACCCCGCGTACAGGTTGTCGATATCCACCGCCTGAAGCAGGTTCAGCGGGAAGGACACACCGCCCACCTGGAGCCACGCCTGATCCAGGTAACGGAAATCCGCGGGCAGAGGCACGGTCCTTTGCCCGACCACCGTGGGCGCCGTCGCCGCCTTCTCGTTGAACCACCAGCGGTTGGCCGCGTAAAAATCGATGGATTTCTGAATCAGCGTGGTGAATTGCGCCGACAAGGTATCGGCCAAGTCGTCGCGCAGGGTTTCGGAGATGATCCGGTCTTTCAGGTCCCCGAGCGTGGCCATGCGATCACCGGCGCGCCCCTAACCAGGACCCGGCAGGTAATCCAGCCACACCGTCGCCACGCCCGCCGTGGGCGCCGCCCCGGTGGCCGCGATGGTGGCGTAGATCGGCGTATCCACCCCGAACGGCCCCATGGCCGCGACCGGGGCCAGGGTGTCGGTGCGCGCCAGAGTCTTAAGATCGGTCGCGGCCAGGAGCTGCGCACCGCCGGGCGTGGTGCCAATCGCAATCGTGTTCGTGGTCGAATTCCAGGCCTGCGACACCATGAGGTGCGACCCGTTGATGATCGCGCCCGCAGGCAGCACACCGATGACGCCAGCGACTTGGCCAAAGCCAAACTGCTGGCTGATCTCGTGCATCACCTGATATTGGGTTTTCCGACCGCCTACGGCCATGAGGTTTTCTCCGTTATCCAGGGCCGGGCAGGTAGTCGATCCACACCGTCCACAGGCCCGTGGTCGGCGGGGCGCCGGTAAAGGCCGCCGTCCAGTAAATCGGCAAGTCAGCAGGCAGCGGCTGGCCCGCCAGCAGGTTTTGCGGCATGATGTTGTCCGACCGGATCACCACCCCGCCCGAAATCCCGCCCTGAATGTTCGCCCCGCCGGGCGGCGGCAGACTGCCGACCCCAAAGGTGTTTGTGGTCGAATTGAACGCCTGCGAAATCACATTGTGGACGTTGTTCAGGCACGCCCCGGCGGGGATCACGCCAATCAGCCCGCCGATGCCAGCCGCCATCGCAGGCGTGATCTGCGCACTGATTTCGTGGATCGCCTGGAGCTGGGTTTTGCGGGCGCCGGTGGCCATAGGCCTAGCTCGTGAAGGTGGACCCGACGATGACGCCGAAGTCCAAGCTGTTGAACCGGAGCTTTTTCAGGCCGTGGATAAGGCCCGCCTCGACGCCGAGCTGATTCCCGTAGTCGAAAAGCTCCTCGTTCCAGTCGAAATTCTTGAACGACTGGCCTTGGCCGAAGCCGATAGCGCAGGCCTGAGCCCCCAGCAGGACGCAGCGGCGGGCGGTGGCGACTTGGCCGCCGGTGCCGCTATCCACGCCGCTCGTGATGCGCGTGCTTTCGTGCAGGACGGCGCCGTTATACATGCCCAGCGCCCCGGTCATAATCGGGTTCTTGGCCGACCCGTCGCCGGTCATCGCGGCCTTCTGGATATCCAGCCACTGGCCAGCGTTGGTGTTGGTGCGGAGCTGCGTCACCTGTTTGGTGTGCAGCACCACCACGTACCGGTCATCCCCGTCCACGTTGATCGGGCGGATCACCGGCCCCGTGCCCGTGGTGGAGCCGAGCTTGGCGCTCTCGACCATCTTGTCGATCAAGGCGAGGGACATTTCGTCGCCCGCGGCCAGCGTCTGATCGGAGGCCTTGGCGTTCGGGCGGGTGATGTGCTGCGCATCCGGCGCAATCACCGCGTTCATGCCGGTGAACTTCGGATCGGTGACCACCGTGTAGCCGCAAACTTGGTTGAAGAACGCCGTATCCAGGCGCCCCGCCCACCAATCCTTGAGGCCCATCATCGCCTCGTCCCGCACTTTCCACGGGATACGCTGTTCGGTCATCTTGCCGCCGCTGCGCACGGCATGGCGGAGCTGATCCACGAACAGGTTGTCAGTGTACGTGGTCAGCGGCTCCTCATTGCCCTCCAGCGTGGCGTCCCCTGACACCCCGTCGCCGGTAAGCTGCATCCGCAGGGTCACCGTCACACGGTCGCCAGCGGATTTCCCGGTTTCGCCGAACACCTGGATAACGGCGTCCGAACTGTCCCCGATGAATTTCTGAATCCAGGTCGCCCGGAGGGCTTCCCGCGCCAACTGAGAACGCCAGAGCTTCACAGCTTCAGGTGCGTTCACGCCGTAATTTGAAGTCGCCATCGGGCGCCTCGCATGGGTGAAGGTTTTCAGCTTCACCGCGTCGCGTGCGGCCCCGGCGGCGGGCTCGCGTCCCCGCCTAACAGCAGGCCGGTATCGTTCGGCCAGACGGCGCCCGGCGGACCGGGCAAGGGTCAGCTAGGACATACGATCAAATTGGAAGGCAAGGGGTCCGCCCGGGGAGGCTAGTGCGTCGGGGGGCTTCAGGTACCCCCGAACGGACCCGGTGACACCGCTGGAGGCGGTGGCGGGCCTGCGCCCCGGCTCGACAGGGGTTACCATTGAGCCA